TAATTCTGAACCTCCAAACTGTACGCCAGGATCCGATAGACCTGACTAAGACAAATAAATTTGGTAATTCCTATAGGAATTAAAACTAACCTCAATAATATCGGCATTAAATGGGACACTTTTTTATAGAACAACGGCATCATATACCCCCACTTTTAGGACCTTGGCAACGTACCGGTAAATAAACCCCGTCCGGTTCTTAGCGTCCTGGTCCTTGTCCTGTCTAATGGCCTGCTTTACCTCTTTATCATTTTGGCAATACTGGCGGCCTGTAAACTCTGGGATGCTGCCCTCAATTTGCAACTCCCTCAATTTACGGTTTCGCTTGCCTGTGTTTCCCTTATTGGCCAGGGTGTAGCCTTCCGGGATTCCGATAATGCTGTTCGGTAGCCTGCGCCTGGTTTGCCCCTGGTAGCCATAGATCCCCCGCTGGCCATCGATAGCAGCGGCATGCTGTGGATCCTTGCTGGGATCTCCCAGGTTGGCGTAATTAGCCTGTTTTTTGACGCCTGCCTGCTTCTCATATTCCCACTGTGTCCGGAATGGTACGCCGGTTCTCGATTCAAAGAATGCCCTTGATTTCGGCCCTTTACCTTTGAAGTGCAGTAAGAACGCGGCCCAAACCCCAGCCGTCCAACCTTTTTTAACAAACACCTTTAAGGGCATGTGTACCGGTGGCATTAACTCGGTTACGCCTGCGATCTTAGCGCCCACGTCCCAGGCGGCCAGGCGGTAAACCTCCCCTTTGCGCTCGGTTAATCCCAGGTCCAGGGCTTGGTCAATCCAACGGTAGACCGTGGACCTCGGTATATTCAACTCTTTTATTAGGTGGTTTCTAAAATCCTTTGCAGGAATGTACCCAGATCCCCCGCAATCATAATCTTTAGCAAGGCACCAAAACCGGAACGCACCAACCGGCTTGTTATTATTGCTTGCTTTCAGAATGATCTCAGGGAATATCTTAATCACGCCAATTTGCCCCAAACGTGATTTTTTGGTGTATACTGTGATCTCAATGCAGTATCACTGTAAGTGAAGTTTTGAACCGGTGGGCCAACCGCCGGTTCATTTTTTTTGTGGGTCATTAAATAAATCCTTTTTCATTCGCTCTGTAATGGTTTCCCGGATAGCCTGATCACCGGCCACGGTCTTAATTAGATCCCTAACAAAACGGGACCTTCCCCGGCCGGTTTGCCTTGCCATTTCCTCAGCCGCCTGGTTGATCGCCGGGCTGCTCTTTAGGGTTAACATGGTCGGATATTTCACGGTTTACACCTCCTTATAGAATCAAAAAACCCAGTCGCTTTTATCGCTGGGTTCGGTTTAATCCTTGTCAAGTGTCTTTTAAGTTGCTATACTTAACTTAGATCGCTGGAACGGAGCGATCGCCCATTGCCTCGCCGCGGTTAGTCGCCGCGGTTTTGGCTTTAATAGGGCATTTATTTTGTAAAAGTTCTGCTCATACTACATTCTACAAAAATTGTAGCATGGGGACTATGGGGTGTCAAGATTGCATTATTAATAAAAGGAATATATTAAGATAGGCATATATGAATACCTATTCCCACGGTAACACCCTTAAAAACCAGTTTTAATGGCTCTGGTAGTAATCTACGCCAACCCGTCAATATAACTAACTTACTGTATAAGCAGGTTTCCCCGTTTTTGGCCGTTTAGGGGCTTTGGATCTCAGTTACCGTCCGGGTTTCCGTAGGAATTTCAACATGACTGGCTCGGTGCTGGGCTATAAAATACCGAACACCAAACTGCATGAGGGAATGGCGGCTCACTCCCAAACGCTCAGCTAACACCTCGATATAATCGCGCTCGGCCTCTGTGAGATAAACGGATATCGGATAGTTTTTAGATTTGTCATTTTCTGTTTTATCGGTAACCTGGCTGGGTTTCCTGGTCGGTTGGTTCATATTGCTCATTGTGCTTTTAGCCATGTTATAACCTCTCTCGCTAAATCTTGATATTCAATCGCTCGCTTATTCCCGGGCTTGTAATCTACTAAGGGCTGGCCAACGCCCGCGCTCTCGGCTGCCTTGACGGTCCGCCCTATCCTGGTTTCAAATATTGGCAAGTCCCAGCCTTCCAATAATTCAATCGCTTCGCTGTGGTGGATTAACCGCGCGTCATATTGTGTAATCAAAACCCCCATAATAACCAACCCCGGATTAATCGCCTGTTTGATATCCGCTATTGTGTTAGTGATCAGGCTAAGACCTCGCAGGTCTGCCGCCTGGGGCAAGGTTGGGATAATTACATAATCCGCAGCTGCCAGGGCATTGACGGTTAGAAGGCTCAGGCTGGGGGGGGTGTCTATGAGGATCAACTCATAACCGGTCAGGCTGCTCAGGGCATTCTTTAGGACGTTTTCACGCCCCAGCCTGTTCACCAGGTTGATCTCTGTGCTGGCAAGATCCAGGTTCGCCGGGACAATGGATAACTGATCTTTAACCGGCTTGATCGCCTGCTTAATCGGGACCGTTCCCGGCTTGCTATCCCCCATAACCCCGGCTAAATTAAAATAGTCCTCTAGCTCGATCCCTAAGGCCTGGGTTAGACTTGCCTGGGGATCTGTATCAATTAACAGGGTTTCAACGCCCTGGGACGCCATAGACGCCCCCAGGTTGGCAGCTGTGGTGCTTTTGCCAACGCCGCCCTTATGATTTGCGATCGCTACAATGTCCATAATACCAACCTCACTAATAGATATATACTGCTATATTAGCATAAGGGCTTTGATTAAACAATAACCGGGCAACCCGTAGGCCGCCCAGTTAAGGGGAGTGGAGATAATTTAACTTAGTAACTGATCAGGTCTTCGGCTGGGTTCTCTACCCGGTTCACTTCGTGAATGTATCCTAATGTTGTATCGAAGCTGGCATGTCTAGCCATAGCCTGTACCTGCATAGGTGAACCGCCGTTCTTGATCGCCTGGGTGATCGCTGTGTGTCGTAGGCTGTGGGTTGTTTTGGCTTCCCCAATAACGCCCACCTGATCAAACCGCCCTGTAACAATATCCCTGATCGCTCGGGTTGATAGCCGCTGCCCCTGGGTTCTATTTGATAGGCTCACGAATAACGCCGGGCTTTGGGGATCCAATCGCCGCCGCTCAGATAGCCACGCTCTAATAACCGCTTCCTGTGATCTTGGGATAATGGCGATTTCATCCGCTTCTATCCGGCCCTTGCCCTGGACGTGTAAAACCATGCGCTCGCCTTCGGTTCCCAGATCCTCAATATCCGCCCGGTAAATTTCAACGGTCCGTAAACCGCAGTATGCCATCAAAACGATAATGGCCAGGTCCCTGATCCCGGCTGTGGTTGAATCACACGTTTCTAAAACCGCCCTAACCTCAGATCCGGTTAATGCTGATCTCTTATGCCTGGTCGATCTGGACCGCTTCACGCCTCGGATATCCCCGGCCGGGCTGTATTCAATGGCCCCAACCTCTACCAGATACCTGTAAAACGACCTCACGGCCGATAATGCCAGGTTTACGGTCTGGGACGCATAACGATCGCTTAGATCGCTTCTAAACTGCGCTATGTCCCGGGCTGCGGGTGCTGTGATCCCCTGATCAACCAACCAACGGCCAAAACGATCAAAACCGCGCCGGTAGGCTTCCAGGGTCTTATCGCTTTGGCCTCTCATACGCTCGCGATCCAACCAACGGGCTATAAAATCCTGGGTCGCTAATGCCTTATTCTCTGTTTGTGTGATTGCCTGGTTTGTCATGTCTTTACCTCATGTTTCTATTGCCTATAATCAATCTTATAGGCAATTATAAGGTAAAATGTCTAATCTGTCAATATAGTTATATTGTCTATATTAGTATTATGGCTAATGGGTATACAACAAAAACCTGAGATTTTTATAGCTTAGATTTATACACAAGCCAATTCTTTAACCGTGTTCAACACAGCATCTGGATAATTTTCTGCAACAAGCAAAAGAACCCGCGCCGGCCCAACTGGTTGACGCCTGCCTTGCTCCCAATTCTGCAAGGTTTTTTTGCTAATGCCTAACATTCTAGCAAACTCCACTTGTGTGAGTTTGTAATTTTCGCGAATCCTTTTCACGTCTACACTGTCTATATGAAATTGGCGGGATGGTTTAATTTCCCCGCGCAAAATTGCTCCACCTTCTTCAATGCTGGCAATTAACTCGTTAAACATTTTTTCATTCATGGCCGTATTTCTCTTTCTGCAACTTTGCGCAATACCATCAGTTGATCGTGAGTAAGATCGCCTTGCACGTTTTTTGGATACATGTATAAAAATAACAATTTGTCATCCAGCGTAAACCAATAATAAATAACTCTAACACCTCCGCTTTTACCGCGACCCTCAGATCCCCAGCGCACTTTGCGCAGACCTCCGCTTCCTGGAATCTTAGGTCCACAATCAGGCCGCCTAACAATTTCTATTTGAAAAGTTCTATATTTTTCGTTGGATAAATACTTTGTAACCTGCTGTGTAAATATTTTTGTTTCAATAATTTCCATTTACCCACCTCCAATATACGCCATTGGCGGACATTTGTCAATGGACATTCATATGAGGAACTTTATCACAAGCTTGGCGTCACGCCACCAACCACGTTATAATTGCCCGGAAATTCAGGTTGTATAATCATGTATGGACATTTTTCATTTACCCTTTATGCAAGGTAATAAGTACAATTTAGATACCTGATTTTCTGCGGTTGCATTCCTTGCACAACATCTGACAATTCTCTGTATTTGTTTTTCCACCAAGATGCCACGGGGTTATGTGGTCTGCTTCCATTTCGCGTAACTCAAAGTGTTTGCCGCAATTTTTGCACACCCCATTTTGCTTTTCATAGGCTGCTCGTTTTTGGCTTTCAGAAAAAGCGCGAATATTTAATTTACTTTCGTTGCCGGTAAAGACATACAAATAAATCCCTTTTTTGTTTGAGACATCATCATCCATCATCAGGTGTTGGATTTCCTGTTCTAACTCTTCGGTGTCGTACATTTCACCCCCATATTGATCGTACAGACCACCCCAGTCTATCCCTCTCATTTCCCGGCGGTATTTCGTGAAGGTTAGCTTAACCCATTCAATGACATTTCTGAAATAGGTCCACAACTCATTCGCATTGGGGTCGTGCTGGTGAATCGACATATATTTTTCAATTTCCCCGTTGGCAATCCAACTTAATGCCGTTTCGAGAATTTCTTGGCGAATCGGTGAGCCCTTTACGTATTTATTGGATAACCCGTATGCCGCGCAGTTGGTTTTGCTGAATTTTAATTTTGCATCTGATAGCCAGGGTCCGGTATAAACTGCGTTCCGCAATTCCTGATTGGTCAGTTTTTCGCCTGCAATATTGATTATCTTGAACCAGTCTAATTTTTCCTTGTCGTTGCCCTCGCAGAAATAGATCATCAATTTATAGTTTAATATCTTTTCTTTTTCGGCATTAGTTAGATTGTGGAAAGCGCGATTACCTATTGAAAAATCGTTATTGACGTACTGGCAAAAGCTAATCGTTCTTTGCTGTCCGTCTAAAACCCCAAAAGTCCCATCCTCATTTTTCACCCAATACATCACATTGAGAGGAAATTCTTTTCGGATTGTATCAAGAACGGCGTTACGTTTCTTATCATCATAAATAAACTCGCGTTGATATTTCGGGCGAATGTTGAGCTTACCGTTATAGCCCAAAACGCCTTCCTCATCGTTGTCAACATATTTTTCGGCTACTTCACGAACGCTTATTTCATGTAATTCGATTTTCATTGCCTCGTTCCCTTTCGCTTAATCACAATCCTGGCATAAAGTATTCGGAATGGCCCATCTGCGTTTTCAGCGGTGTAATAAATACCTTTTGGGGTATGAGATAAAAGCAATGTTGCCCGAGTGTTTGCTTTACTCCCGTTAGTTATCGTTCTATCACTGTTAATTTGTTTTGGATTAATATACTTTTTTGTCGGAATGGCCTTAAATTCGTCTCTGCCCGAAGTAATTCCCAATATTTCAAACTGTTCAGGATTATATTTATCGAGGAATGTAATCGGAACGCCCATAGCCCCATCATAGTCGTATGGAATTTTGGCAACCCTATCCACATTTATCGCATCATAATTATCATAATGTGGATATTCTTCTGGCGTGTAGTTCTTATAAAGTGTTAAGTGTTCATGGCGTTTTTGTATGTCGAGATTTGTATACCAGCAGATATTACCCAGGCTACGATATTTAATGCCGTTTTCTTCTCTATAACGAGTAGCACGTGGTTGATAATAATCAGGAACAATAAATTCCATATCCCCGCTTTTGTAGCCTAACCATATTTTATCATCACGCAATAATGGGAATATTTCTTTATATGTTATTACATTTATATTCCCGATAAAGATGAATTTTTTTTCGTACTCAATTAATTCTGCAACATACTCACGGAACAGCGAAAATGGTGGGTTGGTTACCACGATATCCGCTTCTTTCAGTAATTCAATGCATTCATCGGAGCGAAAATCCCCATCACCCTCCAGCAAGTTTAATGTATTTTTCTTATTTTTGAGCAAAAACTCTACATCAGCCAGGTCCACAGCTCCGTCCTGATTTTCATCTGTGACCTCGCTGATTTCTGTTTTATAAGGGTGTTTGGCATTGTTGCTTCTTGCATCCAGATCCTTCACGTCAAACAGCGACAATTGTTCACCCGCCACCGGCGAGTCGGTATAACTGGTCGCTATCAGTTTTTTCAGCCCCAAATAATTGAAATTCATCGCAAAATATTTGAAGAAATTGCTCTCATAGGGGTCATCACAATTGCAGAAAATTACCTTGCCCCGAAACTGGTCTTTATAGTGGCGCATTTCTGCCTCAATATCCGGCATTTGCGTATAGAATTCGTCTGCTTTATTCTTCTTTGCTTTCTCAAATTCATTCGCCATAAAACCTCAAGCCATATATCTGCAGATTAAATTAATCTATTAATAGTTACGCTGGAATTAAAAACATTTTCCAAAGCAATTAATATAATTATTATAAGTCACGCCGAATAAAGATATAAACCCGTAAGGGAAAAAGGGGAAACCACCACATGAAAAAGTCGGGCGTAGGTGACAAAGTAAAAGGTAGGAGGGAACCCGGCTCCCACAAGCCGGGGAGTACCTACCTTGTATCGTTGGCGCCAAGGCCGAAGTCTTTTCTAGGTATATATGGGAAATCTGCGTCCCCCCCCGCATTTCGTTTAATCCCAACATCCCTCACGCGCATGAGTAAAGCTCTCTCATGCGCCAGTACATCTCAGCACGTCGACAACATCCCTCACGCGCATGAGTAAAGCGCTATTCTACCCCTTCGTGCATTTCGTGTATAACAACATCCCTCACGCGCATGAGTAAAGCCCTTACCCCTTCGTCAATTATCGCGTTTATACCCCTACCCACTCATCGATATTCGTCGATTAAGGCCAACTTAAGGCACAATTAAGGTGTTAATTTGGGTCACTTTGGTATTAAAACCACCCCTTTTATTCCTCACGCGTCAAAAAGTGTCCAGTTTATTACGGATCGTTCCGACCTCATCAGCTTACCAACAGAAGCCCCAGGAAGCCCTGTAAGCGCGTTATATATGCTTTGTGTCAATCAACATTCAAGGCTTGCTGAAATTCGCGTAAAGACGCCCCTCTTGCCCTGTACATCAGTCCATTGACTGCTTCAGCTCCCCCAATCCTTGCCCTGTAAAGCACTTCACCAATCAGACCATAATCAAGAATAAAATTCCATTCGCTGACCGTAAAGCTCACCACGTTAACCGGCTCCTTTTCGTTTTCCGGCAAACTCGAAGATCAACCAAAAGACCTGGCCATTATTTCTGAGATAATAAACCAGCTCAAACTCGCAAGCGAAACCTTCCAGTCTATGCGCTCGAAAATGAAGTAGCAGGATCAACGCATCAAAGCCCTGGAAGCTTGGATCGCTTTACCCTGGTATAGTAAAATGATCACAAAGCCCCCGGACTTTTTCGATCCAACATCCCCACCCAGCACATGAGGGAAACCCTAAATGTTGGCAATTTGTTAAGCCTTTATAAAAGGAGTAATTCAGTGATACTTTTGTATTTACTTCTATTTTGTATTCTTGCATTGATTATATTCTTTCCCCCTCACGCGCATGAGTGAAGCCCTTACCCCTTCGTCAATTATCGCGTTTATACCCCTACCCACTCATAATTCATAGTAAATCAACGCAGACTTAAACATCTCCCATCAATGGCTTTATGCTATCAAGTATGCGTAAAATCTACACTAATTTTGGCTCATATCTACCCTCTACCCCCCTGATTAAATTCGTCAATAATCATCTGATTTCACTACGATTCTTTAGTAGTTTTAACCAGTTTCGGGAACTGGTATTAAATCAATGGCTTTGGTCAATTCTTCAAAGTCAAAGTCTAAATCAAAATCAATGTCGATCTCTAGCATAATTATCAACTCCAAACAATGCTATTATTCAGGTTTTATCAAGTTTTGTTAGGTTTTTAAGGGTCTTATAGTATGCTACCACCTCTAAAAATCGCTTAGGTCGCGTCCTAGGGCCTCGGTTTTTCCCTAACCGGCCAGGATACTCACCCATACATCACAAATCAAAAGTGAACATCCCCCAGAGCATGACAAAATATGACAAAAATCTGACACTCTTTAGTATAAAACAGGTCTTTTATTCATGTCGTGTCGTCAATTAAAAAGCACCTCTCACGCATGAGTAAAACTTTGCCTGGCTGTTTTGCGCTGTATTACTGCCAAAAACATTCCTCACGCGCATGGGTGAAGCCCTTACCCACCTGTTTCAACCTGTATAACTGGCACATAATCACATCACCCCCCTGATAAAGTTCGTCATTACTACCAGCGACCCCTTCGTCGATATTTGTCTATTATGGTGTTAATTTGGATCATTTTGGTGTTAAAAAGATCCCCAAACCACTACGAAACCTTTACAGTTTTAACCACTTTCAATAACTTTTAATTGCTTAGTCGTCACCCCGCTTTATTTTTAACCCTGTGACACCTTACCGCCCCCGCTTTTTCTGATCAACCCGTTCAAAAGTGTTCAACTTTTCCCGGGTGCTTTTTCTGGTCGCAGCGTCAAAATACGTCAAAAACTTTCCCATTTAGTGCGGATTCATGAAGATTATCGCGGACCCATCCGAATTTCACGTTTCTTGTTCAGTGTCATGATGTTCAGTCATTCAATCCTAACCTCAGCCTTCCCGCCGGCCATAGGAACTCTACCCCTTCGCAAATTAAGGTCTAATTAAGGCATAAAAAAGTCTCAAACCACTCCGAAACCTTTTCACGTTTAAAGCCCTCACACGTCCAGATCAAGATCAATGTTTATGCCAAATTTTCATACCTAACTCAACCGCCTGGGTAGTGGCTTCCTGATCTCCATGTCTCTATCCACAGGGCAACCTCAGCTGCAACTGCTCGGGCATCTGTAGCCAAAAGACCCTCTAGTGCCTTTTCTGGTAATCTGGTTAATTCTGAACCTCCAAACTGTACGCCAGGATCCGATAGACCTGACTAAGACAAATAAATTTGGTAATTCCTATAGGAATTAAAACTAACCTCAATAATATCGGCATTAAATGGGACACTTTTTTAT